AAACTTGTTGTCGATGAACCAAATCTGGTTGAGCTCGACAATAGTAAACACCATAGAGCCCTTCTCGATCGAGTCAATCTGAGCGACGCTGCGATCCTGCTCGAAGCAAGAGGGCAGAAACTTGCCCTCGCGAGTGGTGGGCACCTTGAGCTTCAGCGTAGGGGCGTAGTCACCCTTGCTCAGCTTGACCATAGGCTTGAACAAAGCCTCCTGGAGAATCTCCTTCTTGTACGGCTTGCCCAGGAACTGGGTGCTGTTGTCAACCACGTACTGGAGCACACGCTCATCGAGATCCTGGAGAATCTGGCGCACATCGGGGTCATCCAGAGACAGATCGAGGCTGTACGTCACCTTGCCCGAGCCCTTGTCGGTAAACTCGCTCAGGCCAAAAGGAACGCGCATCGCCGGCAGCTGGATGTTCATCTTCTCACCAGAAGAGCCCTGGAGGTTGATAAACTTGCCACCCAGCTTGTTCTTCTTCAGGTCGCTAAAGTTAACCATGTCAGCAGAGAAGTTGTTGAACAGAACAATGGAGGAGGCCATCTTTGCTTTCTATATATCAAGGGCTCCATCTCTTTAGGCCCGGATCTTGGAGATTTAATCTTGGGTACTATAAATGGGTGGCATGGGCCTTGAAAAAAAGCTCGACTGCGGTTGTGGCTGTGGAGGTCTCAAGAAGAGTGACAAGGTCAAGTTCAAGTACTCAGTCTACTCGGCACTTGTATTTTTCCTTGTATCCAATCCAGAGACGTACAAGCTGACGTCTCAGTTCTTTGGCGACTGGGTGGCGGGGTCAGGTGGTTGCCCGTCAGCCGGTGGTCTGTTCCTTCACACAGTTGTGTTTTTGGCGATTGTATTTTTTTTGATGAAGATCCGAAACTAAAATCTAGGATAGTATAAATGGCAAAGTTTCTTACCCCCTCCAACCTGGTTGCAGTCCTCGCCTTCGTGATCGTCTCCAGCCCAGAGACCTACAAGCTGACCTCAGGCCTGGCAGGCGACTGGATCGCCAACGCCACTGGCCGCGCTCAGCCAGGCGGCCTGGTCCTGCACGCAGTTGTTTTCCTGGTGCTGCTGGCAGTGCTGAAGATGGTTCTGCCCAAGGGCATGTCCGGCTATGACGGCGAGCCAGCAGAGATGATGTAAATCAAAAATCTTCCACCCCGAAGAGTTTAGAACTCTTCATCAAAACGCACTGAATCACCCTCGGGCATCATATGCTTCGAGTAATCCCCGACCCTCTTTTCAAAAAAGTTGGTCTTACCCTCCAACGAGATGTTCTCCATCCAGTCGAAGGGGCAAGCAGAACCATACACGGGCTCTACGCCAAACTGCTTCAGCAGGCGATCAGCAACATACTCAATGTACTGACTCATCTGTTCCGAATCCATGCCGATGAGCTTGCATGGCAAAGCCTCGATGATAAACTCCTTTTCAATCTCGACTGCACTCTTTACAATCTCTTGAATAATCCCAGCCTCCACCTTGTCTTGAAGCTGGTGGTACAACTCAACTGCAAACGTCTGATGCATACCCTCGTCACGAGAGATGAGCTCGTTCGAGAAGCACAGGCCAGGCATGATGCCTCGGCGCTTCAGCCAGAATATAGCACAAAAACTTCCACTAAAGAAGATTCCCTCGACGCATGCGAATGCAACCAGTCGCTGAGCAAATTGTAGACCCTTATCCATCCATAGCATAGCCCAGGTTGCCTTGTCATTGATACATTTGATATTGTCAATCGCCTTAAATAGTTGGCTCTTTTCGTCCGGGTCGCGTACCAGCTTGTCAATCATGAGAGAATAAGTCTCTCCGTGAATAGCCTCATTGAATCCCTGATACGCGTAAAAGGACCTCGCCTCTGCAATCTGCACCTCGGACCCAAAGTTCATGTCGATATTCTCGAATACGATACCATCTGAGGCAGCAAAGAATGCGAGCACCATCTTGATAAAGTGCTGCTCACCGGAACCAAGCTTGTCCCAGTCCTTCAGATCACCCCCAAGGTCAATCTCCTCGGCAGTCCAGAAGCTCCCCACCGCCTTTTTGTACAACTCCCAGAGGCCTGGGTACCTGATCGGGAAGGTTGTGAAGCGAGCATTATCAACGGTGAGAATTGGATCCATTATAAAGGAGGCGTCGGTTTTTTTTAAAGCACACGTAAAGAATAAACATACTTTGTAATCAATGGATGAATGTGTACGCAGACTCAGCCTCAGGATTAGGCTCTACAAGGTGGGTGGGACTGTAATCCACCACCAAGCACTCCTTGCCCGGTACCTGAGAACAGTTAAGAAGGTTGATTGCAAACTGGTTGATGGATTTATTGTGACTGGCGACAACGAGTCCTGCTGGCATTGCTGGATCGAGCTTGGGGATGGATCAAAGCAGGATATTACATATCACATTGCAGATATCCCTGATACCAGGGCTAGCCTTGTACACCAGGTGCCAGATGGGGTTGTACGAGTAGACCTAGCTGAGGAACGTGGTCGAATGATTGTAGATGAAAATATGCGACTCTTTGACTTGTTCCAGAGTGACGAAAAGAAGTTTTGGTCAGAGGCTCCCCAAAATGTGAAAAGTTTTCGCTGCGTTAAATAAGGATGGAGAAGACAAATGTATGGCATCCAGAGGAGCAAAAGTTTCTGAAGGAGCTTGAGAAGCAATGCAACTTGATGCAGGATTACTACCGCAAGGAGCACGTCTACTTTCACAAACTCTCTCAGAGATTCAACATACCGATCATAGGCATATCAGCACTCAATGCTCTTACAGCCGTTGTTCTTAATGAGTTTGTGGAACAGAGCTACGTGAGTATAATCAACGCAGTTCTCTCAGCAGGGACAGGTGTACTCGGATCAGTACAACTGTATCTGAAGGTGAATGAAAAGATGACGTCTGCTCTGAGATCTTCACTCACTATGCAGAAACTCGGACTCAGAATATCAAAAGAGTTGACCATAGAACCCGAAAACAGAGTTTCAGAAGGAAAGACATTCATGAATGAGTGTCACTCGGAATTCATTACATGCGTCGAACAAGGTAACCCAATCGAGAAACGAATGGATAATTTCATGTCACTTGCGAAAATTGCGAATGATCTTCCAACATCACCTAGACAACGTATAATGAGTATAGGTGAGAGACTTAGAGCGTTTGGTTCTTCATCCGGGGACTCCAGCCCTACAAGGGGTGAAGATTCTCGGACGGAGATGGTTTAGCCAAGGCGGGGATCGAACCCGCGACCTCTCGCTTACACAAGTCAGTACATAGAAGGCGAGCGCTCTATCCACTAAGCTACATGGCTGCGGATTTTTTCAATCTTTTCTTTGGACCAGTTACAGCTCCCTCCGTTACTGTAAACGATCCGATGAGTGTTATCAAATGTGTTAAACTCCCAACAAATAAACACCACATTTCCCTCCGTATACCCCAAGAGCGGATCAAGCCGCTCAAGTGACGCCTTCCACATCGACCTCTTCTCGAAATTCACTGGTATGCCACTATAATAGCATCTACCCTCCTGCCAAGTGAGAATATCAATTAGGTATTCAACCGTAATATCAAACTCACCCTTCCCAGCCCGCCCTTTCTTTCTGCATGCAGAAGACGAAGAGCGGGCTGAGGACCACAAATAACTCACAAAGCGGTGCACCGAGTCAGTAATCTGGAAATCTTGTTCAACGGGGGACGCAAGATGATTTTTAAACTCACTCACCTTTTCCGGTGTCCACTGACACGCCCCATTCATCTCATGGCAACATAACACGCAGTTTTCGGATGTGTATCCCTTTGAGGGGTCTAGGCGCTCTAGACTACACTTCCAATCGCTTGCTGTTAATAATACCATCGGAATCTTTAAGTAGTAGCAATGACCTTTCTGTGCATGCCAGATGTCAACCATCTGCTGAAACGTCAGAGTATGTTCAACTGCTTCACCCTTGCGAGCCAAACAGTTGCGGCGAGAGAAATGCCAGATGCGCTTCAGAACCCGCACTGGCTGAGCTTCATACGCTCGTCTCTCCATACATTACATGCATCAAACCTTTTTAAGTAGTATCAGTCTTTCTGAAATAAACACTCATCTCGGGCTTTCCGTCCCATGTAACTGCAATTCCTATGTAACTGACATATAGCCCGTCATCCATATCGATTTCTGTGTCATGTATCGAACGCAACGCCTCTATTAACTGTTTCTTGATCGAGGGAACCCTGACAAAAGTCTTGTATTTCAGAAGATATGAGAATAGATGGCGGCGGGTCTTTTTACAGTATATGATGTCGCACTTGTCCGGATGAATAGAATACATTAGAGATGAATATATGATAGGATTAACCTTGGTCTGAATGTACTCGTAGACGAATCTATAATGGGCGGAATCGAGACTGTGATACACGCACTCCTCATCCTTTCCTATGTCATATGACATTATGTCCCCCCCATACTCCACATACATCTCAAAGTCAGAGCCATCCTTACCAAACATTATAGAACTATAACTCTCGGGGTCATAGAGTGCTTTTGGAAACAACTCGGCAAAACGTTGATAGTTTTCTTCACCTACAAAGGCTTGAATAACAGAGTGATCGAGATTGTTAGGTGAAAACCCGTAGCACAACCGATCAGTGAAAACCCCCGACTCTTTCACCTTTACTGAAGTTTCTTCAAATAGAAGAGCCATATTACATAATAAGAGTTTATGAGTGAGGATTTCACTCATAGACTCTCCCAGCAGGGATCGAACCTGCGACTTCCAGATAGCGAAGCGGGGAACAAAGTTCCCCTTAACAGTCTGATACTCTACCAACTGAGTTATAGGAGAATATAAGCCTTTTTACGACTTGCCTAGGTCGAAAGATTCTAGGGAGATTCGAACTCCCACTGCAGGATTCAGAGTCCTGCGTCCTAACCATTAGACGATAGAACCGCTCTGGAGATTGTTCTTGGCGAGGCTTGAACTCGCGACTTCTGGTACATAAGACCAACACTCTAACCAACTGAGTTACAAGAACTGATGAGTGCTCCTGTTGAGTTTTGATCTCAAGACCTTTCGCTTACTAAACGAATGCTCTACCACTGAGCTACAGGAGCAAGAGGAATCCAGGGACTCCTCTGTCTGACCTACGTGAATCGAACACGTGACCTAGAGATGATTGCTCATCCAGAAACAGGCTTGGGTGCCTACAGT